GGAAATATGCTTCGTCATCTTGATTGACACCGGGAGATGGTCTGCTATGAGAACGTGCCTTTGCCGGGGCATTACGTGCTGCATAGTAATCTTCGTCACTGTCAAAGTTACGAGGATCAACTTCATCTAGTTGGGCTTCTTTAACTGCTTGTGAGTTAGGGAACTTACTACTAGTCTTGATTCCAGCAAACATGGAGCCTTTGCCTCTACGTTGCATACCACCGACTGGGCTTGAGACAGAAGCGACTGAGCCTGAGCCTGTTGCTCCTGCAGATGTTTCTTCTAATTGCTCGTCCTCTAAGAACTTGTCTGAGCGACCCATTGTAGGTGCTGAGTTCGTAGCGTTTTCTGGGCTACTTGCGGGTGTAATACTCTCTAAAAGATTGTTGATTTTCATAAAAAAGTCCGTTGATATTATATTTATCAAATTTCAGCAGAGCACTGGAAAAGTCAATAAGTGTATATGCTACTATAAATAAAACATGGATATGCACTCAGATAAAGACTTTTGGACTACCTTGCAATGGCCAGCTGCACCGAACGAGGATGATTATCAAGTATTTGAAAGCTACTGTACTGGCAAGGTATTATTGTTGGGTAGTACTAGACTACTGTTACCGCTTTGTGATGAGGCATGGGACTTAGAGCCTAAATATACTGATATTAAGATTAAGAATAAAGACTGGTTTGGGTTAGACGAGCACTTTGACACAATCATAGTAGACGGAGCATTAGCATTTGGAAAAGAATTTACACAAGACTTATTACCTATCGTATTAAGAAACTGTGATAGATTCATATCACGCACTTTCTTAAATCCTAACTGGGAAACAAAGTATGCTTGCTACTTCCCAAGAAAAGAGGAACTAACACCTAGTCCCGAAGAACACAAAATTAACGACATTTACACATTTTACATATGGAACAACAAACAATCCTAGCAATGTACTCAGGTGGTTTAGACAGCCTGGGCATGATTTACAAACTACTAACTGATCCTGAGTACAAAGACTACAAGTTACACATTCACCACGTTCATCACGACAACGTTGAGAATAGAGCACAAGCAGAAGCTGTTTCAGTGGGTGAGGCACTAACTGAACTAAAGAAACAAGGATTTAGTTTTGTATACAGTGAGAGTCAAATAAGCACACTACCATTTAATGGCAAGTTTATGTACGATACAGATAGTATTAACTTCTTTGCTGGATACATTTGTAGTGTTAATCCAGATATTGTAAAAGTTGCTTTAGGTATGCAAGCTAATGACTTTAACTTGTCATTGGAAGAAAGACGCAAACGTGCTGATAAGATTCTAGGGGCATTCACCGATGTTAAGAAAATATATCCCGTGTTGGATATGACTAAGCGTGAGATATACGACACGTTACCTGAATCATTAAGAGATTTGTTCTGGAGTTGCCGTACACCAATTTACACGGAAAAAAGTATCGCACCCTGTGAGAAGTGCGATACTTGTGTTAAGCTACGAGAGCAAGGTATTAGGGTTTAATATCTGCGCCACTCTGTGCCGTTGAATGCTAACCCGAATGATTCCTCGTTTTGGCTTGCAACATAATCACTTGATGATCCCATGATGTTTGCACCATTAGTATGAATTACTAGGTTATTCACACTGAACGATCCGTATGCATCCATAAAGAAAATAGCATCTCCTGCAGTTGGGCTTGCAGGCATTGTAGTAATTGCAGCCTCACCCAATGAATCCACTAAGTAACGTTTCCCCACTTGAGCAACAAACGTTTGGTATACAAGAGTAAAGCTAGGTTCAGCTTTTGGAGCTGAACTAATCACTGTGTTGTCCGGTAACGTTAAGTTACCTGTATTGTCAAATGACCATGTCTTCATCGTTCCGGTAACATCTGTTTGAATCGTAACATTACTAGAATACGTTGAGACAATAGTAGTTGGATTACCAGCGTTAACATTCCAAGACATCATTTGTGCTGGGTTGTTTGTACCATCATCCATAGCAACAATTCCAATTGATGCGTTAGCTGCTGTTTTAATCATTCCGCCTGATGTGCTAGGAATTGTTAAGTTGCCGTCTTTATCAAAAGTCCAAGTAGCATTGTTCTTTGTTATAAGCTGGATTCCACCATCACTATTGTGTACTAACTGTAGCGGGCTACCAAAGTTTTCATTACTAGGAAGAGTGATAGATACCTGTCCAGGAAACTCACCGTCCCAATTTGGGGTCATAATCATATTATAACTAGAACCACTATTAATATCATAGCTACCGATACCGCTACCGATGAATCTAGTATACCCTGTATCACCACCAACAGCAACGCCGCCGCCGGTGCTGCCATCATGTACACGTAATCCGTTATTTGGATCCCATGTTAGCGTACCTTGTGGGTACGCATCATTTGTGTTGAAGTTATTATTTTCACTTGCGTTAAATCTTTTAAATTGTGACATTATTATTTTCCTTTATTAGTAGTTGTATTCACTACCGTAGAATACTGTAGAAGTCCATTGTATCATTAAGTTCTGGCTGCTGCCATTAGTCATCTTTAAGAACAGTTGACCGTTACGTTCGTTGTTACATTCCCATAATGTTACAAACTGTAAATTACTTCCGCCACTTAGATGTTCAGTATGAGTAGCTGCTTGTTGAGGGTAGTCATTAGACAGATGGATAGTTCCTATGATAGTACCGTTATTAACAAATGCATGATATTGAATAATAGCACCACGGAAGTCATTGCTACCACTGGTGTGATTTGCTATATCAAACCACTTAGCATCATAATCACCACCATCATAAGATACTGCGGCACCGCCATTGTAAGTTTCAATACGCCATGTATTGTTATTAGGGTTAGTCCAAGAAATAACTTCAGGTGGAGTAACAACTTCACCGCCGATACTCGTTTGATTTACTGTGATAGTAACATCATTCTTAGTTGGGCTGCCGTTAGATGTTCCTATGTTAGTTGGAGTTTCCGGAACTGTTGCTGCGACTGAGGTTGTTGTTAATGTTGACCATTCCATGTTTTCAGTACTGATAACAAACTGTCCATATGTACCGTCTGTGTTCTCGCCGGTGACTGGGAAACTATATACTACGCCAACAGTATTGCCGCTTGGCGGTTGAGAGCGTCCTGCAATAGTAAGGTAAGTTTCATTACAATCAATGTACTGCGAGTTGGAATTAGCATTAATCTCACCGTTGTTACCAGCGTATGTACGAGTAATACGTTTGTTCCATACACTACTACCATCTGTACCGCTGACACGCATTACATATTGTGTGTAATCGTTATCTTCAAAGTTTGTGATAATGTAGTCACCGTCTGGTGTGGCAGTACCTCTGAAGTTGCCGTCCCAACTAGGTCCAGTATCTGCTTTTACTTGCCAGAATATTTCACCAGTGTCGCTAGATAACTTAGTAACTACGCCATCTTCGTCTACAGTGAGCAAACTGCCATCAGCTAAAATATCAATGCTGTATAATTCATTGCCCATGTTATTGGCTGGATCAATGTATACTGCCCATAGTTGCTCACCGTCGATTGCATACTTGATTACTAAACTGGATCTTGTACCGTTAGAAACTCCACCCACTACGTAAGTATTTCCACCATTATCAACAACAACAGAATTTATCGTGTCGTAACTACCTGCTCCGATACTCTTTGACCAAGCATTGCTACCAAATCTTGCAACAAATGCTTGATTGTATAGTTGGAAAGTAAAGTCTACTGGATTTCCAATATCGGTGCTCCAATCTCTTCCGTTCCATGCTGGGCAATACACGTTACTTACAGGTGTACCTTGAATGTTAGATATAGCGGCTTGCATATTATTGCTGTTGTCAGCGAATATAGTTCTATCGAAGTCAAATGTGCAGTCGTTACCAGTATTACTAATGATAGTGTACGTTTCATTAGGAGATACTGTAACACCGTTTGGTACATCAAATCGATAGAAGCCACCTGCAATCTGAACATTACTTAATATAACCGAACCAGTAATACCAGGTCCACTAACTCTCCAACCGTTTTGTACGTTTGCCAAGTCAGCGAAATCTGCTGCTACAAAGTATAAACTACCATTACCGGAAATATTATCGCTAGTAACTGTGTATTTTACATTATCGACACCGCCTAAGTTACTACCTAGTACTCTCAATGAGACAGGAACATCCCAGCCGGATATTACGCCACTCCAGCCGTTAACTCTAGTAATAACATATGCACCGGCTTCAGTAGAAGACACTGAGATATTGAGACCACTACCGGTGCCATCAAGACTAGCAGTTCCGCTACCACCGTTCAATGTAAATCCAGAATATCCGCCAATGTTAGTTGACAACTGGTCACCGTTGTTTAAACCTGAAGCGTTTATTTCACTCCAACTAAAATACAGTTTGTCTACTGTACTACCAGCTAATGGAGTTAATGTTTTTGTTAAGCTAATATCGTAAGTTTCCCCAACAACAACTGCGAAAGGAGCATCGGCACCATCAAGACCGAATACAGCGTCATTTAACTCCATACCAGTATCAGACGATGTTTCTAGGTCGATGGGTGAATTGCCAACTTCACCGGTTGCAGGGTTAATAGCGTACATAAAACCAACAGATTTACTAGTGTTAGTATCGTAGTAATCACCAATAGCAATTAACAATGGCTGTCCACCTGCCACTACATGCTCCAATGAAACTATGCGAGGATATTCAGCAGAACCGTTCTGTGATGCAATATCTACGCTCCATAGCTTTTCACCGGTACTATCAAACTTCATTACACCGCCATAGTATCTGGAATCACCATTAACATAATACGAATAACTGACATAACTGTTGTTATCACCGTCTACTGCAACCGCTTGACCTTCGACTTGATTATTGTCACCCGGGTGTGACAATTCATTGAAGTAACCATATTGCGGTGATGATGCTTCTGCTAATAAATCAACTCCATTAACATCTCTGATTGTTTTACCTGCCGGTAATACTAAATCACCATCTGTACCAAATTGCCATTCATGGTCGCTATCATTAGTAGAGATAGAAACACTAGTATTTGCGGAAATACCAACTTCATCGCCGCGTGCTATAATGAACACATCATCAGCACCGTATAAGTTTAAGTCACAGTCACCGTCGTAGCCGTCTGGACGAGTAGTCTCAATCGTTAAATCACCGCGTGTAGCTAAGTTAAATTCACCGTCGCCATCTGCAACTGTTACATCAACCAAGCGTTTCCAAATTGCTGGAGTAATAGCGGCGAATTTGATTAAAAACTCTTGTCCGTCTGTAGGGGCAGATCCATCAAAGCTAAGGCTAAGGAATGGGGGAGTTTGTTCCCAACTTAATCCAGTGTAACCGAATGGATCTATCCAAGTGTCCCCACCGTCGGCAGAGATTAATCCATCACCCACCAAATTTGGATTAGCTAAAGCGAATGACAACAATTCTGGATAGTCTGTTAAATCAACTACTAGTTGTCCTTGGTCAACTCCTGGACCAGCTTGACCAAAATCTTGAGTAGTATGCTCTACTGTGAATATAGTTTCTTCCGGTGCTTGATAATCATCTACGCAAATGTATGTTTCACCATTTGGTGTTAGTGCTATAGTGCCTCTTGTATCACCAGTATCGCCTGTTGGGAATTCGACACTACGTTCTACTACAGCGCCAGTGCCACCGCTGCCACCTGATATAGTTTGATTCTCCCACTGTTCTCTTTGTTCGTTCCAAACTAGAGCTTGACCGTCAGTTACATTGGCAACCTGAACATCTTCTAAATCTTCTAGTGCTGATGGACCACCGCTACCGCCACCGCCAATGTTCTCAACTTCACCTACTTCCATCTTAGGACGGAAAGGAATCTGTGTCCATTGTGTAGGATCAAAATTCGTAAACGGGTTCGCACTCAAGTCACACGCCCACATATTTTCGTTTGCTAAGGATGCATCGGCAGCATCAAACACCCCGGAAGAAACAACTTCAATTTCTTCAATTCTTGTGTCATCTTCTATTTTAGCTTCGTATTCTGCGTCTGCGTATGATGCAGATGGTGTAGAAGTTCCTGACAAGAATGAATATCTTGCATTGTCGATAATCCTAGGTACTACTTGATTACCAAGCGGGTTATAGAAGCCTCGAGTCGGGCTATAGCCCCACCAAGAAAGATTGATGCTACCTACATTTGGTGTTTGTTTAGTCTGACCAATTTTAACTAGTACTGGCCATGACACCAGGTCTCCTGGGGCACGAGTTTTACGCTGTCCCGGCCAAGACTGACTAGGTTGCGTAGCTACTTGTACGTCTAAAATTCCGTACAATGTGTCATTTCCTATAATGAACGATTGCCATGTAATATCAAAAGTAGGAGGTGTCCAGTCTACTTCACCTGACACTGGATCACCAAAGACAAAATCATTCGGTAACGCATCGTAGGTGTCTTGGTCATAAAGCATCCATTCAGAAGTATTAGTAACCGTCCGTGACGCAAATAAACCTGCTGGTTCAATTTGGTCAGTCCATTCGGAAGTTTTATCTACCGTAATATTAGGATAAGTTCCAAACTCCTTAACTTCTTCTACGCTATAGTTTGCAGCTTGAGTAAGACCGGGGATTACAACACCAGTAGTTCCTGCTTCTAATTGTACGCCACCAAGTTTAAATTGTGCGCCTTGAATTTCAAAAGGTTTGATTGTCATTTTTATTATTTCCTATTAATCTGATGATGTCATTTCGGTCACGAATGAGCGAACTACTACATTTTCTGTTGTGCTAGATGGTCTGCACAATACTTCTACTCTATTTATCGCTGAGTTCCAGCGAGTAGTGAACGTTGCCAAAGGATTGGTGCTTGTGTACACTAATCCGTATACACTACCTGCTATAGCGTCACTTCTATAACTCTTAGCAATCATCATTTCACAACTTTGTGTGTCCCAGCCTTGTTGTGCCGGATCTTCATTGCCTTCAACTTTTAGCAACAACTTGAATGTATGCTGCCATTGGTCTGTTCCAGTATGAATGATTGTATCTACGTTAGGGGGACAAGTAACATTAGTGTCATCGGAAACTTGTCTTGTGTAATACATGTCTACTTGATTAGTTGTAACACTTCCTGTTACAACTTTAGGGGCAATAAACTCACCAGTCTGAGTGAACGAGAATGTGACTGCCGGGCTTGCAACTTGGTCGAAACCTATGATGACATCTCCTGTGCCAATCATTGAGTTGTTAACGAACGTGATGTCACCTGTATTTGCTGCGCCGCCACCCCCTAATACACTTTGACCTGCGTTATCAACAATGTCTCCGCCTAAAGGTAGCATTAACTTACCTTCTTTGTTAAACTCCCAAGTCTGAAGTGTTGCACCTTCGCCACCAAGGGTTCTTACAAATACTCTGCCAAGATTACCGTCAGCAAGAACAGCCGCAGTATATTCTGATGTTACACCTACACTGTTTAATGTTAAACGGTCGGGACTAGTAATAGAACCAGGAACTGTTAAACTGCCATCATTATCAAATGTCCAAGTCTCGGGACCCGCTTCGATAATTACAGAGCCTGCACCACCTAAT